CTGCGCCGATGGTACATGTACGGTAGCGTCGAGCGAGGCATAGCCGTTCGCTACCGCCTTATTCGCCGTTGCCTCGGCCCCGATGGCTGTAGGCGTTACCGGATCGCTGCCTGCCGCGCCGTGTGTCCCGGCGTGCGCGAGCAGCTGCGCAGCCAATATTTTGGCTCCGGCATCGAGCCGCGCATAACCATTGGCAGCGTTCGCCGTGGACGCTGGAACCGCCCCAATACTCAGAGGCGACACTGGGTCGGACCCGATCGCTGCGTGCGTACTGGCATGTGGCGCAGGAGTGCCTCCACCGCCCGCCGACACGCAATGGGGCGTGCCATCGGTTGCGTAGCCGTCGACGACCAAACCAGCGGTGCATACCATCGCTAAAATGCCGCCTTTTGTCGTGGGGCCAGGGAATGGGATTTGAACATGGCTAATCCGCGCGCCACCATCGAGCGCCGCGTAGCCGTTGACAGCATTAGCGGCCGATAGTGCAACCGCGGCGATTGAGGCCGGCGAGACTGGGTCCGCGCCGGTGCTGGCGTGGCTGGGGGCATGCGCGGGCAGAGTCGCGGCAATGATGTCGCTGAACGACAGCTGCATGCAATAGATGCCTGACCTGGTGATTCCGATCTGCACTTGGTGCGCGGGGCAGACCGCGCGCCCCCCGTCGGGGATGATCAGCGTCTGCGCATCGAGCAGGCCTGCCGATAGACCGAGCAAGGTGATAAGGTTTCTCACATGTATGTATTCGGCACGGAGAGTCGACTATGAAAACTTCCGAAAGTTTGGCTTCCGCCACCCCCAAAGAAATAAGGGCGCTGGCCTACTCATTGATCGTGGACGCTCGGATCTGCGCCCGTTGCCTGGGCGCATGGGTGCACGAGACAGAGAAGCACCGCTTTGTCCTGTGCAAGAGTTGCCTGAATTATTGGCGCGATTATCGCCAAGACCACAAGCCCACTAATACACAATCTCGACGGACAGCGAGTACGTATAGTTAGTTCCGTCGGTGTGCTTGACGAGTGCGTCCCATTGATAGGGCACCGAGCGAGAGATCACGTCCTTGATGTTGCCGGCGGCCGCGGAGGGTTGCACCCCTACCTCGTAGGCAAAGCAACCGGTACTTGTGACCGCGGTACCGCCGGTCGAGAGCTCGACGGAATTGCCCGAGGCTTTGTCGTAGCCGCGGAGGATAACCTGCAGGCCTGTGCCGCCGCCGACGGTAATATTCAGGTAGAACCTGAGCGCATGCGCGTCCGGATCTATTTGTTTCGCGCACGGGGTGGACGTGTTGCGGATCGCTGATGGCAGCAGGATGCGTGCGGTTTTGACGCTGCTCGTCATGGCGTCGAGATGATTGCGTAAGAGATCAACACTACGGCCGTTCCCGTACCCGTCGCGAACGCCGCGGTGGCGTTGGTAATATCGATGCCCTCATTCACGGGCAGTGGGGTGCCGCTGGCTCCTGAGGGATCCCCGAGCAGCGTCGTCGATTTGCCCGCGCCCGCGGTCGTGAGGACGGTCGCAGGAATAGTGCCGGTATGTGCCACTGACGTTGTGGTCGTATGGTACTGCAGCTGAATAGCGCCACCGCCGGTGTAAGCGGTGGCTGTGCGGGTCATGAGGAAGGCAACACTTTGCGGAACGATCGTCTTGCCGGCGCCGGGCGCTGGCAGAATCTGTACAGGCGCACCGTTCATCGCCTGCAGCTGCGCTGCGGTGAGTGCCACGCGAGCTGTCGAGAGCCCGCCTACTATCGTGCCTTCCGGTTGCTCGATCTGGAACGCATTCGCGGTCTGGCTGACTGGGATCTGGAGTGAGAGGGCCGGATCTGCACCGGCCCCCACCGTCAGGGGGTCATGGCCTTGCGAACCTGCACCGCGCAGCGTGACCACCGTCGGACCGCGGAATCTTGTGGGAGCTGTTACTCGCTGTTGAGCCGGCATCGGTGTCTCCTAGCTCGACGGCACTCCGTAAATCGCATAGAAGCCGTTGTAGCCGACGCTGAATCGCATCCAGCCGGCGGTCTTCACGCTGCGGCTGTCAAATTCAATATCATGCACGGTGTTAAAGGCCTCGCGCTCGTAATGGCGGAGTTCCGAGTCCTCTTTCTCGCCTTCGAGAAACCAGGCGTGCGGATCGCTCAAATAATCCCATACCATCCACGAGTCAAACGACGGCATGCCCGAACGGCGCCGAAATGCGTTAATCGCCCGGTTGGCGGTATCGGGGCGGTCTGTCCCGCCGAGCAGCTCGGCGCCGATGAACTCGAGCGCCGGCGGGAAGATTGCCTTGCGCGGAGGGATCCGCAACTTCTTGCCGCGGTGGTCGAGCGTCTGCCGCATATCCGTCAACGAGAGCTGGATCGAGGTCACGTCGGGATCGGTTGCGTATGACAAGCGATTGGTCTGCACGCCTCCACCGATCAAGGGATGGTCGACCGCGAACAGAGTCTTGCCGTCGGGGCCCGACGCACTAGTGAACCCCGTGTTGAAGACATTCGCACAGGTGACTTCCTTCGTCTCTTTCGCGCTTCGGCCGAGCTCGGTCGACAGCTTTCTGACGACGGCATATCTGTCGTCGTCCATCGCCACTCGCGATACCTTGAACCCGAGAGAAAATTGCGCGTGGGTGTAGGTCTTGTTAAAGCCGGGCAATGGGTCGTCGTACCTGGTGTTATCGCCTTCGGGCACGAGCGCGAACTGGCCAAAGCCGGTGACTTCAGTCGTCTGCTCGATCGAGCGCGACGAGCTCTCCTGGCGGAACACTTCGGAGTATTGATCCGGAAATTGGCTGTACTTGGTCATGACGACGACATCGATCGCCGGCAGCATCGACTGCAAAAACAGATCGGGAAATACTGTGCGTACAAACATCGTTAGACCCCCGCTGCGCCCTGCGCGAATTGGTGCTTATTGATGAGACACTCGAGGATCGCGCTGTCTCCCTCGGCGTTGGGACTGATTGTCGCGACCTTCATGATGCGCAGGTCAAGGGTGGCGGTGGTTTGGATCGTCGCCCCGTCGACCGTCATCCCCGATTGTTTCGTAAGCGTCGAGCCGGCGGTCGTCTTGCTGTAATTCGCGTTCTTGCCGACATGCGTGCCCGTCGCGATCGTCGTACCGGTTTTGCACTGCCCGATGATCAGCAGATCGACTTCATCGGCCACCGCGTGATAGGTCAGCGTAGATGCCGCGCCATAATTGGCGGAAACGCCGAGTATCAGGGTTGTGCCTGGCGTGCCGGTATAGCCGCTCTGCAGCGTTGGAACGAGCGGGCCCAGACCGGTCAGATCGGCCACGCCTCCGACGACCTTGTTGACCAGGTCACCCTGGAAAATGGCTTGGCCGTCGGTGGCTGGCTTGCCGTACTGCGTCATCGAGTATGGCGTGCCGCCCTGCCGCGAGATGGGCCGAAAGCCAAACGGAGAATTTGGGTTTGCCATCAGAACTCCTGCTTATCGGGAGTTCGGCATCTCGCACAAAAAATATTTCAGTGCGAAAAATGGATCCCGTTCGCGCGTGTTTCGCCGAGCGCACGCTCATCGTTGGCGGAGGCCTCGGCGGTCAGCATCTCATCGCGCTGCAGGGGCCGCGTGCCGCCGAGTGATACACCAAGGTTGGCGGCCTGCGCCAGCATACTGATCTGCTTCTCGCGGTACTCGTCTTCCTGCTCCTGCACGGCGCGCTCGGATTCCTCGGCCCAGTGCAGCCGGCGCCGCTCGGCTGTTTCGGTGGGAATGATTCCCATGAACAACGTGCCCACTTTCACCGGGTCGCCACGGTCGTCCATGACGAGCTTGTACCCACGATGGCCCAGGACCTCGATGCACCTGGCAGATAAAAATTTGGGCGACATGCCAGGCGGGCAGTAGCGCTGGACAGCCTCGTCGAGCGGTTTGCCCAGCATCTCGTCGATATCCCTGTCGACCTCGACTTCGTACTCGCGGACCGGAATTTTGAGGATGCGATCGGAGAAGGCCTGCGCGACGGCCTCTTTGCCGAACCGCGCGATCGCTGCCTTCAGCCCGCGGCGCAGGATCGGGTCGGCGAGAGCCATCTCCCCCTTGGTCCGGATGGCCTCGGCGGTAGCGGCCGCATAGTCTTCGCGTCCCATTTTTTGCAGTCGCTGATTGAGTTCCGGACAGTTGGTGATCAACGGGTCGGGCCCGTAGACGACCCGGCGGGTGGTCGGCAGGACTTCGCCAAAGTTACGTTTGTCGAACTCGTCGCGCAAAAATTCGGTCGCGTTGTCGGCCTCGGATTCCTGTGGTTGTATGTTGAGTCCGAGATCAGGGACCGTATTGCGGGCCTCCTGGCGGCGCACCCGCGCGTCCTCCCGCACCTGGCGATCGCGCAGGATCTGGGCATTCATAGCGGCCGCGGGATCGGCGGCGGGGACTGCATTGCGTCGTGGCATTATCTACCTCCGGTTCCGCGCATGGCCACACCCTTCTTGGCTTGGGCGCGGTATGCGTCCTCAGATATGCCCATGGATGCGGCGATGTGTTTTTGCTCGTTGCTCAGGTCCTCGTTTTCTTCTTCGGCAACGGCCGCGGCCGCGGGTCGGGCGCCGCGGGATCCGCCCTGCGCGCGGGCGCGGGCCTCGCGATCCTCCTGCCGCATTCGTCTGTCGCCGTCGGCCGCCGGTTGTTTGCCGGCGCGGATCCAGGCGAGTGCGACGCGCTCAGCGGCCATCTCCATGGCGAGCAC